TTCGATACTGGTAACGTTCGTTACAAGTCTCGTGAGCGTTACAGCTTCGGCTGGTCTGATCCCCTCGGTATGTGGGGTTCACAAGGCGCTTAATAGTGCTAGAAAAGGGGAGCTAAAAACTCCCCTTTTTGTTTTATTTGTAGTAAGATTACTTAAACTGGGAAATTTGCTTATTAAACTGCCCCAGCAGACGCATACACGATTAATAAGCTAACTTTGTATGGAGAAATATTATGGGTTTTGCTACTCACTTAGGCCCCTGGCTATTAGGCACCGTTAAAAACACCACTGGCACTGTCGCTGGTACTATCCGCAACACAGGCTGCACCATCGTTGCTCAAGAAGCTAACGTTGTTTTTGGTACGTTAACTGGCAGGGCTTTTGTACTCCCAGCGGGTGCTTGCGTTACTTCTGTTGTTGTAGTTACTACAACCGTATTTAGTGCTGCTACAACCCTTCAGTTAAGCATTGGCGGTACAGCGTTTACGACTGCTGGCACTATTACTAGTGTTGGTAGCACGTCGTTAACTGCAAACGCAACTACCCCTGGCGGTTGGTTGAACGTAGGCTCTACCGATGCACTTGTTAACTACACAATGGTTGGTGCTGGGTTAAGTACTGGTGCTGCAACAGTCATTATTACCTATGCAGTACAAGGTTCTAATGGTAATCAGTTCCAAACAACATTTGAAAATTAATCTCGTGGGTTAGGGTTTTCCCTAACCCTCTTTAACTTTTTGGAGATTAATTATGGCAATGCAAACTGATGTACAAGCCTCAGCACCGTTAACTGCTACTGGGCAAGTCACTAATAATGCTGGAACTCCTGCTGATTTAGCTAGAATCCGCATAAAGGGGCTATATGTAGTTCCAGGCGCTTCTGCTGGTTCTGTTGTATTTAGAGACGGTGGTTCGGGTGGAGGTATTTTGTTTACTTTAAATACGCCAGCTGTCGCAAACGCTGGTGCTTATAATATTGTTATTCCTGGCGAAGGTATTTTGGTTGAAACCAATCTACATGGAACCGTTACCAATACGGCTTCTGTAGTTGTTTTTTACGGATAAAAAATGTCAGAACAAACAAAATTAGAGGCTTCTTATAATTTAGTAGGTCGGAAGATCATGCTTGGTCTTCCAACTTATGATTTTAAGGTGTCTGCTAAGCTAGCTATTTCGCTAGCTTCTTTTTGCGTTAAAGCGCAACAACACGGGGTAGATATTCAGATTTGTAATATTTCTGGATGCTCTGTTGTTTCGCGCGTTCGCAATTTGATTGCTTATGATTTCTTGCAGTCTGACTGCACAGATCTAATGTTTATTGATTCAGATATTAATTTTGATTCGGAAGACATTTTTCGTCTAATGGCGTGGAATAGTGACCCTAAAAAAGGTATTGTTGCCGGTATTCCAGTAGCTCGTAAAAAAGGTCAGGTCTATATTTCTACACTAGACTCGGACGATGATGAGCATATTTTCATGGATAAGATGGGTTTAGTAAGAGCAAAGCGTGTAGCTACGGCCTTTATGATTATCCGTCGGGATGTATTTACCCAACTACGTGACGCTCATCCAGAATGGGTTTACCATGACGAGAAAAAAGTTGGCGACGAAATGATTGCTTTCTTTGACTTTGCCTTAAAGGATGGTCAGTATATTGGCGAAGATTATCTATTCTGTGATCGTGCTCGTGAATTAGGCTTTGAAGTATGGATTGATCCAACTATTAAACTAGGTCATATGGGTATGAATGAGTTCTCTGGCAGTTTTGGAGAGGAGTTTTTATACCCCTTGCTTCGTCCGATAGACACCAAAAAGGATGCCGCATAATGGCTAAGACCCCCGCATGGACTCGCAAAGAAGGCAAGAACCCCAGTGGTGGATTGAACGCCAAGGGGAGAGCTTCATACAACGCAGCAAATCCGGGGAAACCAGGATTAAAACCACCCCAACCAGAAGGTGGTTCGCGCAAGAAGTCATTCTGTGCGCGGATGTCAGGCATGAAGAAAAAGCTAACCAGCGCTAAAACCGCTAACGACCCCAATAGCCGGATTAACAAATCCTTACGCGCTTGGAACTGCAAAGAAGGCGGCTCAGTTCGTGGTGGTGGCTGCGAGGTTCGTGGAAAAACTAAAGGGAAGATGGTATGAAACAAATGCTCAAAGGCTTAAGTGATAAAGCTAGTAATTATTTAGACACCAAAGGTCTTGCAAACCCTATTGAAGTTATTAACGAGGAATTTGGCGGCGAAACTCGCGAAGAGTCTAGAAAACGTCGAGAAGCGGCTAAAGAACCTAAGAAAATGGCGGTTGGCGGAAAAGTATCTTCCGCTTCTAAACGCGCTGATGGCTGTGCCGTTCGTGGAAAAACTAAGGGTAAGTTGTCATGAAGGAACATTTTAGCGAAGGAACTAAGCACGTTTTAGACGGGCTATCTCTAATAACAGTACTAGGAGCCCTTGTGGACATACTGCCAGCGGTTGCTGCTTTATTTACTATTGTTTGGACGGGTATTCGTATTTACGAAACAAAAACAGTTCAGGATTGGATTAATCGTGCCAAGCGTAAGTAAGAAACAACATAATTTTATGGCTGCGGTGGCTAAAAACCCAGCGTTTGCTAAAAAAGTAGGAGTGCCTGCTAGCGTTGGGCAGGAATTTTTAACTGCCGATAAAGGCAAAAAGTTCAATAAAGGTGGAGCTATGAAACACGAAGATATTGCAAAAGACAAACCAATGATGAAGAAAGTGGCTAAGCAAGAAGTAAAAGCCCACGAAAAGAAAATGCACAAGATGGCTAAAGGCGGTATGGCATATTCTAAAGGCGGTCAACTTTCTAAAGCCGATGGTTGCGCTATTAAAGGCAAATCCAAAGGTAAAATGGTAAAAATGGCTGGTGGTGGATACTGCTAATGAGAGCCTCTCGTGGGATGGGCGCCATCCTTCCTTCTAAAATGCCGGGCGGCGAAAAGAAAGCTCGCCGGGATGATACCGACTTTACGCAATATAAAGAAGGCGGGAAGGTTAAATCGAAGGTTAATCAGGCTGGTAATTATACGAAACCTGGTATGCGCAAATCTTTATTTGAGAGTATTAAAGCATCGGCTACGCAAGGTACTGCGGCAGGCCAATGGTCGGCTAGAAAAGCGCAGCTTTTAGCTAAGAAATACAAAGAAAAAGGTGGGGGTTACCGTGGCTGAAAAATGGATACAAAAAGCAATTAAAAAACCCGGCGCTTTAAAAGAAGCCTTGGGTGTTAAAAAAGGCGAGAAGATCCCCGCTAAAAAACTAGCTGCTGCGGCTAAAAAACCCGGTAAAATGGGGCAACGCGCAAGGTTAGCTCAGACTTTGTCTAAGCTAAAAAAATAATGCCTTTTATTTGGGACTGGATCTGGGAGAAATTAAGTGGCGTTAGCAAAACCTCAACGCAGCCTCAAAGCTTGGACGGCCCAAAAGTGGACAACCAAGTCGGGGAAGAAGTCGTCCGAAACCGGCGAAAGATACCTGCCAAAAAGAGCAATACAAGCGCTAAGCCCACAGGAGTACGCCGCAACAACACAAGCAAAACGGGCGGGAAAAGCGCAGGGAAAACAGTTCGTGCCCCAGCCAGCAAAAGTAAAAGCAAAAGTAAAACCTTATCGAAAGGTTAAGTGATGTCTACATCTGGTACAACAGCATTTAATTTAGATCTTAATAACCTGATTGAAGAGGCATTTGAGCGTTGTGGCGCTGAGCTTCGCACAGGTTATGATATGCGTACCGCGCGTAGATCTTTAAACTTGCTAACTATTGAGTGGGCAAATCGTGGTATCAACCTATGGACTATTGAGCAGGGACAGATTCCTATGGTTACTGGGCAGGCTATTTACCCAGTGCCAGTCAATACAATTGACCTTTTAGACCATGTTGTACGTCAAAATAATGGCGTTACTAGCAACCAGATTGATATTAATATTAGCCGTATATCTGAGTCTACTTACTCTACCATCCCAAATAAACTAGCAAACGGACGGCCTATTCAGGTATGGTTTAATCGCCAGTCGGGGCAGGCTAATGCTACTACAGTGTATTTAGCGCAGTCTATTAATGCGACTGATACATCAATTACTGTAAGTGACGCAAGCACCTTGCCTATTGGTGGGTTTGTCAAAATAGACAACGAAACAATTAGTTATGCTAACGTCATCGGTAATGTACTTACCAACTGCTATCGTGGTCAAAACGGTACAACCGCTGCAAGTCATACTGCTAGTCCTACTAATCTTTTAACAGTACAAAATCTTCCATCTATTAATGTTTGGCCCACCCCTGACGCTGGCGGCGGCCCATATACATTTGTGTATTGGAGACTACGCAGGATTCAGGATGCTGGGTCTAACGGCACTGTAGAACCAGACATTCCATTTAGACTATTGCCCTGCATGGTTGCTGGGTTAGCTTTTTATATGGCTCAAAAGTTGCCAGACGGACAGGCTAGATTGCCATTTTTAAAGGCAGAATACGAAGAACAGTGGCTCATGGCTTCTACGGAGGACAGAGAAAAAGCTGCTTCTAGGTTTGTGCCTAGGACAACTTTCTATGCCTAGTAAATATAGTAGTGGCAAGTTTTCAATTGCCGAATGTGATAGATGTGGACAGCGATATAAGTTAAAAGAACTTAGAAAGCTGGTTGTTAAGCAGCAAATAAAGAATATTAAAGTTTGTCCTAGTTGTTGGGATCCAGATCAGCCGCAGTTGTCGTTAGGTTTATACCCTGTAAACGACCCACAAGCTGTACGGGAACCCAGACCTGATGTAAGCTATAAGGTATCTGGAACAAGCGGGTTGCAAGTTGTCGATACAAACGCAAATACGCCAGACGCAGTAGGTTATCCAGGAGGCGGCAGTAGAGTATTTCAGTGGGGATGGTATCCTGTTGGCGGGGCAAGCGGCGTAGATGCTGGGCTAACGCCAAATTTTTTAGCGGCGCAAAGTGCTGTTGGTAATGTAACAATAACTGTAACTTAGGAGCAGAAAATGTATAAACGTGATGCAGACGGCGTAGCCAAAAAAGGCAAAACCGAAGGAACTAATTTGGGTAATAGTGGCCCTACCGCCCCAATTGAAAAAGCTAAGACCGCTAAGCATGGTGTTAGCTCTATGGCAATGAAAAAAATGGGGCGTAACCTAGCTCGTGTTGCTAATCAAGGAATGCGTAAATCAGCTGGAAGGGGTCGATAATGGCTAAGTTTTCTAAAAAAGTAATGGGTAAAGAAGTTGGCGCTGCTGAAGTTTATGCTAAGCCACATACCATGGCTGGCAAAGAAGTCACTACTGCCGAAGATGCTGTAGTTAAAAAAGGCAACCAGTCCAACGAGCTAAGACCCTCTATTGGTAATATTTTTATTACCCAGCCGGAGACAAAAACTTCTGGTATTAAGCAACGCGGTCATGGCGCAGCTACTAAAGGCTATACATCTAGAGGTCCGATGGCGTGAATTATTCACAGTTATACCAGGCAATACAAGCCTACGCTGAAAACTATGATGACTCCGTTGGGGGCTTCATAGCGAATATCCCTGTCTTTGTGCAAACCGCAGAGCAGCGGATTTATAATAGTGTACAACTTCCATCTTTACGTAGAAACTCTACAGGAACAGTGACGGATGGAAATCCGTATTTATCCGCTCCTAATGATTACTTAGCTTCTTTTTCTTTAGCGGTAATTGATCCTGTAACCAATGAGTACGAGTATTTACTTAATAAAGATGTTAATTTTATTAGGCAGGCTTATCCAGATCCAACTTATAAAGGCAAACCTGCTTATTATGCTTTGTTTGGTCCGCAGTATAACTCTCAAAATGAGCTAAGTTTTATTCTTGGCCCTACTCCAGACGACAACTATACAGTGGAACTACACTACTATTACTACCCACCAACCATTGTGCAGGGAGTTATTAGTGGAGCAAATACACTAGTTGGTGGTTCTTTATACACTAACGGGTTCTACGAAAATGTAGCGCTGTCTGGCGGATCTGGATCAGGCGCAACCGCAGATATTTTAATTACTGGAAATACCGTTACCTCCTGCACCATTAAAAACGGCGGGTCTTACTATGCTGTTGGTGATGTTTTGGGAACAGACCAAGACAATATCGGCGGCACGGGATCTGGGTTTTCTATTAATGTTTCCCTCATATCTAATGCCACAGGTACTTCGTGGCTTGGCGACAATTTTGATTCTGTGCTTTTGTACGGTTCTTTGCTAGAAGCCGGCACATACATGAAGTCTGACGCAGATATTATGGCGGTTTACCAAAAACGGTATGATGAAAATTTAGCCCTTCTCAAGCGTTTAGGCGATGGTTTAGAGCGTAGAGACGCCTATCGTAGCGGGCAAGTAAGGATTCCTGTAACGTGATTGAACAAACCCAAACAACCTCATTTAAAGAAGAGCTGTTTAAAGGTATTCAAAACCTTTCTACAGATACTTTGTATATTGCTTTGTATACCGCCCTTGCAGATATTGGCGCAAATACAACAGCGTATACAGCCACAGGCGAAATTACTGGAACGGGGTATGTTGCAGGTGGAAAACAATTAACCGGCGTAAGTATTAATGCTTACGACGGCACGGTTTACATTAATTTTGATAATGTAATTTGGACTCCAGCGTCTTTTACTGCTCGGGGAGCGTTAATTTACAACGTTTCTAAAGCAAACCGCTCAATCGCGGTATTAGACTTTGGAGCAGACAAAACTTGTAGTAATAGTTTTATAATTACTATGCCAGCTAACACATATACTACGGCGTTAATTCGCTATTCTTAAGGAGCAATTATGCAAAACGAAACAGCAAGCACAGGCGATTACAGCAGCGCCACGTTAGTTAAAAAAGCCGACTTTGATGAAGTTGTTGGCTTGGAAGGATGCTATGTAGCTAAATGCTACGATAAAGACGGCAACCTCAAGTGGGAAGATAAGATTGAGAATTTGGTTGTTGCTGTAGGCAAACAACTAATGTTAGATACCCTGTTAACTGGAACCAGCTACACAACTGTTGGACCATTCATGGGTTTACTAAACGGTACTTTAACGTTTACCGCAGCCGACACTATGTCGTCTAAAGCATGGACTGAGTGTGGTGGTACTAATGCACCAGCATATTCTGGTAACCGCCCAACCCCATCATTTAGCGCTGCCTCTTCTTCTGGAACAACACCGAGCAACGTAACTACAAAAGCTACTTCTGCTGCTGTGAGCTTTACGTTTACTTCTGGTGGAACAGTTTCTGGTTGCTTTATCGTGACAGGTACTGGCGCAGTAAATACTAAGGACAACACTTCTGGTACTTTGTATTCTGCTGGTGCTTTTACTGGTGGTAACAAAACCGTTGCTTCTACCGACCAGTTGAACGTTACATACTCAACCACGGCTACTAGCTAAAAGGCTAAAACGTGGCTACGTGCGCTGTTTATAAACTAAATGGCGGGCTAATCATTAATTTGATTGTTGCCGAGCCTACCGATCCATGCCCATATCCTGAGTGTGGGTTGGTGGATACGGCTGGCTACACGGTTGCTATTGCCTATAGCTGGAATGGCACAAACTTTTTAGACTACTACGGTAATATCGTACCCCCCAACCCGCCTGAACCTCCCCCAGAGGAGTAGAAATGGCACTCAGATATTGGGTTGGTGGGACTGCTAACTGGGATGGAACCGCAGGAACTAAGTGGGCTCTAACCTCTGGTGGCGCTGGAGGTCAGGCTGTTCCTACCGCAGCCGATGATGTATTTTTCGATGGTGCTTCTGGAGCAGTAACTTGCACAATTTCTGGCACACGAGTTGCGCAAACTATTAACTGTACGGGTTTTACTGGTACGCTAGCTGGCACAGCTACACCAGCCCTTAATCTTTCTGGAAGTCTTACCTTAGTTGCGGGTATGACTTTAACGTATGCTGGAACAACTACATTTCTTGCAACAGCAACACTAACTTCTGGCGGTAAAACTTTAGGTCCAGTAACTGTTAACGGAGCGGGTATCACTGTTACGTTAGGTGATGCTCTAAATCTAGGATCTAATGCTTTAACGATAACCCAAGGAACATTTACCACATCTGCAAGTAACTTCTCCGTTACTGCTGGTTCTTTATCGTCAAATAACTCAAACACAAGAACCATCACTTTAAATGGCTCTACAGTTACTTTGTCAGGTACGGGTACTGCGGTTAATCTTGCAACGACAACGGGGCTTACCTTTAATGCTGGAACATCACAAATAACTTGTTCTGGAAATACTAGTAGTATTACTTTTGCGGGTGGTGGGTTAACTTTTAATAATGTAAGTTTTACAGGTACTAGTGGCGTAACTTTTACTGGTACAAATACATTTAGTAGTCTAACAATTAATCCCGCATCGGCAAACTCTGTTAAAGGTGTTACCTTCAGTTCAAACCAAGTAGTTACGGGAACTTTTACTACTGCTGGTAGCGATGCAGTAACTAGAATTTGGCTGCTTTCTAATACCATTGCAACGGCCCGCACCCTTACCGTTGGGACTTTATCAGCCAATGATTGTGATTTTAGAGATATAACTATTGCGGGTACAGCCGCAGGGACCGCCCCCACTCGTGCTGGAAATGCTGGAGGAAACACAGGAATTACTTTTCCAGCAGCAAAAACCGTATATTGGAATCTTGCGGGAACACAAAACTGGAATAGCACGGGTTGGGCAACAACGGCAACTGGAACACCAGCGCTAAATAATTTTCCGTTAGCTCAAGATACAGCGGTTTTTACAGATAGTGGTTCTGCAGGGACTATTACAACATCAACTAACTACAACGTAGGAACGTTAGACGCATCTGGCAGAACTTCTGCAATGACGCTTGATTTTACGAACGCTATGACTTACTACGGTTCGGCATTTACTCTTGGTTCTGGCGTAACAGTTTCAGGAACAGGGGCACAAAATTTTCAGGGGCCACTTACACAAACATTTACTTCAGCTGGCAAAACAATAACTTTTTCTATTTTTGGCGCCCACCCAAACGGTTCTTTTGAACTTGGCGATTCTCTTACATGCACTGGACCAACAGCCAGTATTGGTCATACTAACGGCACAATTGACGCTAAAAACTTTAATGTAACAATTAATAACTACCTTTCCGTTAATAGTACAGACCCCAAAACTCTTACTATGGGTTCTGGTACGTGGACACTAACATCGACTGGCAATATATGGAACATTCAAAATGCAACTAATTTTACGTTAAATGCGGATACTTCAAATATTGTTTATTCAAATACTACGACAACCGCTAGAGCTTTTATTGGTGGTGGTTTAATATACAACAAACTAACCATTGGCGGTACAACGGGAATTTCAACGCTAACAATAGCTGGAATAAACACATTTAATGAACTTGCTTCTACAAAAACGGTAGCCCACACAATTCAACTTAATGCAAATCAAACAATCAACACATGGTCCGTAACTGGAACATCAGGCAATCTAGTAACATTAATCTCTAATACTGCTGGGACACAAAGAACCCTAACAATTACCAACCGCACATCAGGAATTAATTGGCTTGATGTAAGAGATATTAAAGCAAACTTAGCTCCAGTTACTTTTTATGCTGGCGCAAACACCATACTAAGAACAAACGTTGAGGGCGTTGCCGCTAAAGCTCCTGTAGCGAGTCAATATATTTACGTACTGGACAGTGGGACTTCTTGGACTGTTCCGTCTGATTGGAACAATTCTAGTAACGAAATCCATTTATTTGCTGGCGGTGGTGGTGGAGCTAATGGTCGTTATACATCAAATACCAACCGTGCTGGTGGCGGAGGCGGCGGAGGCGGCGGTTACACTAAGGCAACAAATATAACCCTAACCCCAAGTTCATCTGTTTCATACGCTATTGGCGCTGCTGGCAGTGGTGGAGCAACTAGCGGCGCAAGCGGAACTGCTGGTGGAAATACCACATTTAATTCTGGCGCCTATACAACAACGGGTGGCGGCGGAGGATCGACAACTGCAACCCCCACATCTACTGGTGGAACTGCTGGAACAGGATCTACTTTTAATGGTGGAGTAGGTGGTGCTGGATTTACCTCGACAACGGCTAGTACAGCAGTGGGTGGCGGTGGCGGTGCTGGTGCTGGTGGCCCGTTAGGCGCTGGTAGAAATGGTGGAACGGGTAGCGGGGTAGGTGGAGCTAATACCGCATCGGGTGGTGGCGGTGGTGGTAATGGTGGTGGTTCTGTTGGTGGTAATGCGTCAGGCGCTACTGCTGGAACGGGCGGAAACAACAACGCTGGCGTTGGTGGTGGAGCGGCTACTATTAACGGGTTTAGTGGCGGCGGCGGCGGCGGGGCGAATACTGGCGCTGCTGCTGGTGCTGGTGGGGTTGGTTTAGATATAGCAAACGCTGGTATGGGTTCTGGCGGTGGCGGTGGCGGTGGATCTAATGGAGCTGCTGATCTACCATCAATAGGTGGTTTATACGGCGGTGGCGGTGGCGGTGGAGGAACAAATAACACAACATCCGATAGACCAGGCGCTAACGGAGAGCAAGGCGCTATTGTTATTGTTTATACAGGCGTCACTATTTTTACAGACTCCATTACAGAAAACTCAAGTTTTGCCGATGTGCTCTCTGCCCTTGGTATTTTTACTAGTGCAATTACCGAAAACAGCAACGTAGCAGATACTGAGTCAGCCCAAGTCGTTTTTAGCAGCAGCGCAACAGAAAACAGTAATTTAGCTGATACAGAGTCAGCTCAAGCCAACTTTAATAGTAGCGCTACAGAAAACTTTGTTGCTGGGGATACTAGTAATTATGTAATTATTATTGACGTTTCTGTAACTGAACCCACAACACTTGCTGACTCAACAGATTTTATTAATATTGTAGCGGTTGCAATTACAGAAAACATTGCTTCTGCGGACACAGAAACGGCTTCACAAATATCTTCTGTGGCTATTACAGAAAACAGTAATTTAGCAGACACTGAGTCCGCTTTAGCCGTTTTTGTAACCGTAATAGTAGAAAACGCTACTTTAGCCGAAGCCCAAGCCGTTCAGGCCAACTTCCAAACTGCTATTACGGAAGCCCTAAACGCTGCCGATATAGCCTCCGTGGGGATAAATACTTCAGCTAGTATTGTTGAAAACGCAAATTTAAATGATGTTCAAGCTGCTTCGCTAAACTTTGCTCGGACTATTACCGAGAATTTGCGGGCTGGCGATACCGAATCTGCCCGAGCAGTTTTTGCCGTAAGTCGGTCTGAGCCTTTTACTTTAGCTGATTTACAGTCAGTACAGGCTAGATTTAATAGCCAAATAGTTGAAAATTTGCTAATATTAGACGCACCAGTAGGTCGAGGCTGGTTTGTAATTGTTAATAATCAGGCGGTGGTTTGGGTAAATATTAGTAACAACCAAAACCCAGATTGGGTAGTAATAGACAATTCGCAAATATAAAGGACAGCATGGCTTCTACATATACAACAAACCTAAAAATTGAGCTAATCGGTACTGGTGAACAGACAGGTACGTGGGGTACCACCACAAATAACAACTTTTCTAACGTATTTGAACAAGCGATTGTGGGTAGGGGAAACCCTAACTTTACGGCGGATGCTACTTTAACTATTACTTTTACAGACTCAGTATCTAGTCAAATAGCCCGAAATCTGTACCTAAATGTAACCTCGTCGGTAAGCCTTACTACGACTAGAGAGCTAATTGTCCCTACCATAAATAAAACATATGTAGTTGAAAATAATACCTCTGGTGGGCAGGCAATTACAGTTAAAACAGCTGCTGGAACAGGAATAACCGTTCCAAACGGGCGCAGAATACCGCTATATGTAAACGGCACAAACGTCGTAACTGCGTGGGACTACACCGGAGAAAACGTATCGGTTGCCGTTGGAACTACAGCAGAACGCCCAGCTTCCCCAAAACAAGGCGCGATTCGTTACAACACTACTAATTCACAGTACGAGGGATATGACGGCACGTCTTGGGGGCAACTAGGTGGTGGGGCAACAGGCGGCGGGGCGGACGAAGTATTCATAGAAAACGGGACAACTGTTACTACCTCTTATACCTTAGCAACAAGTAAAAATGCCGTATCAGTTGGGCCAATTACAATAAATTCAGGGGCAACGGTTACGGTTCCTTCAGGACAAAGGTGGGTTATATTATGAGTTTAGTCTTACAATCAAGTGGCGGCGGTCAGGTATCCCTAGAAGAACCAGTAACCGCCAGTAACTTTACGCAAACACTACCCGCTGCTACTGGTACAGTAATGGTTAGCGGTAATATGCCTGCTTTTAGTGCATACGCAAGCGCAGCGCAAACTGTTACAAATAACGTATTCACGAAAGTTACTTTTGGTACAGAAGAATTTGATACAAATAGTAATTTTGCATCTTCTACTTTTACCCCAACAGTTGCGGGTTACTACCAAGTAAATTTTTTATTGGCTGGTAGCGGCACAACAACTTTAACAAGACTTGTTGGCTCTATTTATAAAAATGGCTCTTCAATAGGTCGAGATTTTGATGTAACTGTTTCGGCTGGAACTAACCCCGTAAGTGGTAGTGGGGCGAGAGTTATTTATATGAATGGGACAACAGATTATTTAGAAGTCTATGCGCTTGTTACAGGAACGGGAACACTAAGCGTTAGCGGCAATGCGGTAACAAATACAAGTTACTTTTCTGCTTGCTTGCTTAGAGGGGCCTAATAAAATTTATTTAAAAAGGTTATTACCATGTCATTAAGCTTAAACGGTACAAACGGACTATCCGATGTAGATGGTTCAGCAGCTACTCCTGCAATACGAGGAACTGACGCTAATACAGGCATATTCTTTCCAGCAGCAGATACGATTGCGTTTTCTGAAGGTGGCGCAGAAGCGATGCGTATTAAATCCAATGGCGATGTAAATATCGGAACAACAGATTCAACTGCAAAACTTACTATTAGTGGAAAAACAACATCTAATGTCCTTGCTGATGTAAATATTTATAGAACTGGAACGCCAAACCTTACTGCTGCACAAGGGCCATGTATTCAATTTTCTAACGAAGATGCTACTAATTCAGACTATGGAATAGTTCAATATACAGATGGACTATTTCAGTTTTTTAGTTACAATAATTCACTTACAGCTTGGGTAGGCGCAGCAATTGGTATTGGTTTAACAAGTTCTGTTGCATCAGTTAATAATAATCAAAATGGGTTTTTTATTCAAGCTGGTGATGGTAATCTTACTATTGCACATTCCAATTCATATCCAATTGGATATTTTGTAAATTTTCAATATGGCGGAGCTGTTCGGGGTGCTATTGAAGGAACTTCTGGTGGTGCTGGAGTGGCATACACCAACCTTTCTGATTACCGTTTAAAAGAAAACATTGCGCCAATGACAGGTGCATTGGCTAAAGTTGCTCAATTAAAACCATGCACATATACATGGAAATCAAATGGTCATAAAGCAGATGGTTTTATTGCACATGAACTACAAGAAGTTTTACCTGATGCTGTAACTGGTCAAAAAGATGCAGTAAATGAAGATGGCTCTATTAAGCCACAGGGTATTGACACATCTTATGTAGTAGCTACATTAACTGCTGCTATTCAAGAACAACAAACCATCATTAATGATTTAAAAGCTCGCATTGAGACTTTGGAAACCAAATAGAAAGTAGGATTTAAGATGCCATCCACAATAAACGCAACCGCAACGTCTAGTGGTTTGACGCAAGCTGCGGATAGTTCGGGAAGCCTTGCTTTACAAACAGTTGGCGTAACTGCTGTAACAATTGACTCCAGCCAAAATGTTGGTATAGGAACGACTACCCCAACACGAAAACTTGATGTTGTTGGCACACAGGCTGTTTCTTCTAGTGTTGGTACTGTCCCAGCTAGCCCAAGCGCAGGTGAACTACTAGCGCTTGTAAATCTTAATAGCGCGAATACTTCCCAACAAAAAGTTATTATGATGGGCGCGTCCCCTTTAGCTTCTGGAATCGGTAATAACGCTTCATCTGGTTATGTTCGTAGTCCAGGTAATTTTAGTGTTTATACGGGGGGCCCCACTCCGCTTGAACAATTTCGTTTAACTGAAACAGGATTACTTTATCTCAGCACGGGTTTAAACGATGTATATCTTTCTTATGTTGGAAGAGCGTGGATAAACTTTAATGGTACGGGAACGCCGTCCATTAGAGCAAGCGGCAACATAAGTTCTATTACAGACAACGGTACTGGTGATTACACTCTTAACTTTAGTAATAGTATGCCAAACACTAACTATTCAGTTATTGGCGCTACTGCTACAGATAGCCTGTATTCAACCATAGTGTCTGTATTTGGTACAGGTTCGTCCAATCTTGTTGGGTCTTGCCGAATAGTAACGTTAGTTACCACTACAGGAAGTAACGTCGATATGGGCATGGTATCAGTAATGATAGTTCGATAATTAAGGAAAACAAAAATGGACCAAAGAATTATTTATCCAACAGACGAAGGCGGCGTGGCTATTATTATCCCCGCACCCGAATATTTAGCCGAACATACAATCCAAGAATTAGCTGCTAAAGATGTGCCTGCTGGCAAGCCATACAAAATTGTAGATGTTGCCGACATCCCTACAGACCGAACATTTCGTAACGCATGGGAGTATCAAGAATGATTACGATCAACCTAGATAAAGCTAAAGCAATTACTAAAGACCGACTACGTCAAGAGCGTGCACCATTATTGGCAGCGCAAGATATACTTTACATAAGAGCTACTGAGCAAAATCAAGATACGACTGCAATCGTAGCTGAAAAACAAAGATTAAGAGACATTACAAAACTAGCAGACTCTGCAAATACGCTTGAAGAATTAAAAAACCTTAGTGTAAAGGGTTAAAAAATCATGTTTCCGCTAACCGCCTTATTTGATGTGGGGATGAAAGTCTTAGATAAGTTTATCCCTGACCCAGAAGCTAAGGCTAAAGCTCAAGCCGAGCTATTTAAGATGCAACAAGAAGGGCGTCTAGCTGAACTCAATGCCGACAATATTGAAGCTCAAGAAGTTACTAAACGCCAGCAGTCAGATATGGCATCGGACTCTTGGCTATCAAAGAACATCCGCCCAATGACTCTGATCTTCATCCTCGGCGCTTACTTTGTATTTGCCATGATGAGCGCTTTTGGCTCTAACGCTAATGAAAAGTATGTTGAGCTGCTTGGGCAGTGGGGCATGTTAATAATGAGCTTTTACTTTGGCGGGCGTACCCTTGAGAAGATCATGGATATGAAGGCAAAGGAAAAGCAGTGAAAGACAACTTTGAAGTCTGCCTAAAGCATTTATTGGTTCATGAAGGTGGTTTTGTAAATCACCCAAAAGATCCAGGCGGTATGACAAACTTAGGCGTAACTGCTAAAGTGTGGTCAGAATGGGTGGGGCACGACGTCAACGAAAAAATTATGCGAGAACTAACCCCAGCTAGTGTTGCTCCACTGTATAAAAGGAAATATTGGGATGCTGTCAGAGCTGATGAGCTTCTTTCTGGTGTTGACTATTGCGTTTTCGACTGCGCTGTTAATTCAGGACCCGGGCGCGCAATTAAGTTTCTTCAAAGTTGTGTTGGGGCTACTCCTGATGGTGGTTTTGGTCCTGCTACTATGGCTGCCGTAAATAAAGTTCAAGATGCTAAAAAATTAATAGAAGATTATTCTAATGAAAGATTAGAGTTTTTAATGTCTTTACCAACGTTTGATACGTTTGGTAAAGGTTGGTCTAGACGCGTTAAAGAAGTAAAAGACGAAGCGTTAGGGATGAGTTAATGCCACTACAAAAAATACAATTTAAACCAGGGGTTAATCGAGACCAAACTAACTACACCAATGAAGGTGGTTGGTATCAATGTGACAAAATTCGTTTTCGTTCTGGCTACCCACAAAAAATAGGTGGTTGGTTACGTTTTGGTAGTTTTACCATATTGGGGGTGTGCCGCCAAATGTTTAATTGGGTCACTACCTTTAACGACAACATACTGGCTTTAGGTACCAATAAAAAACTATATTTAGAAGTTGGCGGGAACTTACAAGATGTTACTCCGTTGCGGGCTACTTTTACCTCTCCAGTAACAAATAACTGTTTCGATACTACTAACGGTTCTACTTTAATTAATGTAAATATTACAAGCCACGGTGCCACAGCAGGTAGCTACGTAACTTTTTCGGGTGTTGTAGGCCCAATTGCTGGCATACCACAAGCGGAATTTAATACAATATTTGAAATAACTTCGGTAACAGATTCTGATAATTTTATAATTACTACTGCCACTGCGGCTACCTCTACCACCACTAATCAGGGCGGAACAGCTATTACCGCCGCATTTCAAATTACTATTGGTAACGAAATTAATGTTGTTGGTACTGGTTGGGGTGCTGGGGCATGGGGTGCTACGGCTTGGGGTACGGGTGCGCTTACTCCTGTAGTTACCTTACAAAGAGATTGGTTCTTTGATAACTTCTATAATGACTTGATTGCTAATATTCGTGGCGGTTCTATTTATATTTGGCAATATAGCGGTACTTTTACTACCCCAGCCGTTTTACTTTCTTCTGTAGCCGGTGCGTCAGACGTGCCAGACCAAGTAACTCAAATTTTAGTTTCTCAAGGCGACAAACATTTATTGGCTTTTGGTTGCACAGAATATGGGACTGGCGCGTATAACCCCCTATTAATTCGTTGGTCAGACCAAGACAATCCAGAATATTGGACTCCAGCGCCTACAAACTCGGCTGGGTTTATTCAAGTCCCGCGTGGTTCTAATATTGTCCGGGCTATTCCAACCCGGCAGGAGATTATTGTTTTCACAGACGGTACGCTAAACTCGCTACAATTTTTAGGAACTACTGATGTTTTTGGTATTCAAGAACTGTCAGATAACATTTCTATTGCTGGCCCACGGGCGGTTACAGCCGTTAATAACACCGTTTATTGGATGGGGTTAGATAAGTTTTATGCCTACTCTGGACGAGTAGAAACGCTTCCTTGCACTTTAAGAAATCACGTATTCCAAAACCTTAATTTTGACCAACTAGATCAAGTAGTTTGTGGAACAAACGAAGGCTGGAACGAAATTTGGTGGTTCTACCCAACAGCAAATAGCTCTGTAAATGACGCCTATGTAATCTATAACCATCTAGAAAGAATTTGGTACTATGGATCTATTAATCGTACTGCATGGTTAGATAGTGCGTTGCGTCAATACCCACAAGCCGTTGGTTCTAATTTACTGTATAACCACGAGCAAGGGTTAGATAATGATACTTTGCCTATGGAGGCATATATTAATTCATCAGACTTTGACTTAATGGATGGGGATCAGTTTATTTTAATTAAGCGTATTATTCCTGACTTAAACTTTGAAGGTTCTACGGCTAATAACCCAGCGGTTAGAATGACTATGCGCCCTCGCAATTTCCCTGGGGCAAGCTATAGTAATTCCCCGTCTCAAAGAGTTATTGAAACACAAGTAGATCAATTTACAAACCAAATATTCTTACGGGCAAGGGCGCGCCAAATGGGCTTTAAAATAAGCTCAACCGACCTAGGTGTCCAGTGGCAACTTGGTAGCCCCAGAATGGATGGCAGACCAGATGGAAAACGCTAATGGATTGCATACCATACAACATAAAGGCGCCGGCGCTACCGTTAGCGCCACCAGACTATGACCAGAAACAACAAGACCAATTTCAGTATGCCTTGCGCCTGTACTTTAATAGGCTTGATAACTATTTAGCGGAGCTAAGTGCTTGCATTAATATGAGTGGAACTATTACAGACCCAACCTATGTTACCTTCCCACCTACTAACGTAGATGCCTTTAACCGCCTAGTCGTAGCGTCTCCCTATACGCTATTTGACAGCCAAAATCGTTTTGCTGCTGACAATCAATTTGATACCAGCACAGCTACTGGGGGGTCTACTACCTACCTGCCTAAT